CTATAAATTATCTAATAAATCAACAATTTCGTCCTGAATCGTAGGGAATAAATGCATATAAGTTCTTTGCATAACTTCTATTGTATGTCCCATACGATTAGATAACATTAAGAAAAATTTAGCAGTATCAACTTTCATATTTTTTTCTTTAGAAACTTTTATATATTCATTTATTAATAATGATACGTGACTATGTCTAAATTCATGAATAGTTATCTCTTTAACACCAGATAATTCAAAATATTTGTGTTTATTTCTTGCAATGTTTGTTTCGGGTAAAAATCTTGTGTTCCCAAAGACAAACCAATTATTAGAATAATCAGTAAATTTCATTACTTCTTTTTTGTATTCTGATAATGTTTCATATAATGTTTTACTCATTTTTATTTTTCTATTTAAACTATTCTTTGTATTCGTTATTTTGTATTTTTCGCTAGTTTTGGTTGATATTATTTTATTTATTATTATTTCATTATTATTAAAATCTATATCATTCCAAGTTAAAGCCTGTATTTCTGACTTTCTAGTACCTGTATAAAATAGGGTTATAAAAAATGTTTTCCATAAATCATTATCAATAACTGATATAAACTGATTGAATTGTTCTAATGTTATATATCTTATTTTATTTTCATCTTTTACGACTTCGTCACTTTTTCTTTGAAATCTACCGAAAATTTGAACTGGATTAGATTCAATACCATAATTTTTCATAGCAAAATCAAAAATCAATTTCAATATATTGTAAACATTGTTCATATAACGTAGTGATAGACCTTTTTTTTCTATTGTTTCAGCCCATTTGCGAATATCTGATACATTTATGTGATTTATGTAAGAACTCTTAAAATAAGGGTATATATGTAGGCTATAAACATTTTTATAACAATATACTGTAGATTCTTTTTTTATTTTATACATATAGTTAAAATATTCATCAGCGACTAAATCAAATCTTTTATTAATTGGATCATTATTTTTTAAAACAAATCTTGAATATGCAGTCACAACTTCATCAACTGATAAAAATTTTTCTGATGAGTAATGTTTACCATTTTTATATTTTTTGAAAAAATACTTTCTGCCATCTTTAGTTGGTTCACTTTCGTATATAGTTATTCCTTTGTATCTAAAATTCCTCATTTTATCATCTCCTCTTGTAATTTGTTCGCTTTTTTGTTAAAATTAGTGTATAGAAAAAGCAAATATTCTTTTGGAATACTTTTTCTATGAGTTCGTTTAAGATAGTCGACTTTGGCGAGTGGGACTATCTTTTTTTATTTGTCTGTTTCTGTTGTTATGTAATAATTAATAAAATAATATATTATTGCACCTAACCAACCTATATTTAGTGAAATAGGAATATTATAAGACTTAAATAATGAGGATAAAAAAATTAAAACTAACCAAGCAACAATACTGTTTATAGTACAAATTTTTTTACCTTTTTCATTTTCAAATTTCTTTCCATTATGAAGTCTCATTAATATTGGTACAGTCATTAATAATATACTATATAAGACAATATCACAAAATCCATAAATTAAGGCATTTATTGTTGTATATTCTGAATTAATATACACATAAAATTGTAATAAAAGCAATAGGATAAATAATAATATGATTTTTAATGATTTCTTCATGATATACCTCCCTTACATCTATTTTAAAAATACCTATACTAGCATATTTTTAATCAGAATTTAATTCTTTTATTTTTTCCCGTAACCCTGTCCAATAGGATAATTTCCGTTTCTTTTTTTATAAGCAACAACACTTATAATACTAAAAATAAAACATATAAATAAAATTATTCCGAAAATTATACTTAATATATTAGAAATATTACTAAAAATTTCTTTTATATTCATATATTTCTCCTAATTTGTTTGGCTATACCAATAACTCTAACAGGTAATGATTGTACTTGTTCTATATTATAAAATGTAGTTGTATAACCATCTGAATTTTCTATGTTTAGTGGTGTTAAAGTTACTCCATCTTCATTTAAATTAAATCTTTTAAATGTAGCATCGAAGCCATTGACCATAATTGCACAATCTTTTCCATTAGCAAATTGCATATCATCATTTTGCTCGAATATTACAATATCTTTTTCTTGATATTTAGGATACATAGAATCACCATTAATTAAAAGACCATAAAATTTTTTATTACCTTTAGTCCATTCTGTAGGTATTTCAATATAGTCGATTACATCTTCCTGTGCTTCAATTGGTGTACCTGCTTTAATAACTCCTAGTACTGGAATTTTTATTATATTTGAATCAGTATCGTATTTTTCAGCATTATCAAATTCAATAAAGTTAATAATTTGTCTTTCATCTATGAGTTTATCAGGTGATATATTTAATCCCTTACATATTTTTATCACATTAGCAACATTCGAATTAGATATACCTCTTTTCATAATACTATCGAGGGTAGTATATGGCAAATCTATTTTTATTGCAAAATTTCGTAATGATCCAAATTTTTCTAAAATTAATTTTTTTAAATTTTCTTCAACCATGTAAAATCAACTCCTTTATCAATATTATAATACAAAAATACGAAAAATCAAATATTTTTCGAAAAATCGTAAAAAATATATTGACAATATACGAAAAATCATATATAATGTTAGTGAAATCTAGAAAATAACAAATTTTTTTAGATTAAATATACGAAAAATCGTAGATAGGAGGGTAATATGAGTAAATTAAATGAAATTTTAAAACAAAATAAAATTAAACAATCAGAACTTGCGGATTTGTTATCAATAAAATCCATGAGTACTATTAACTTAAAAATAAATGGTAAAGCAAGTTTTACAACTGATGAAGCAAAAAAAATAAAGAAATTTATAAATTCAAGAACAACTAAACAATATTCAATTGAAGAATTATTTTAAAGGAGGTGCAATATGGAAGAAAAAGATTTGTTAAAAAAACAATATCTAACACCAAAAGAATTGCAAAAGTTATTAAGGGTTCCATATAAAACAGCATTGCGTTATTCACACGAATTAAGAAAACAAATGGAAGAAGAAAATTATTTTATACCCGAAACAAGAAATAAGATAGTTTTAACTAAATTAGTAAAAAAGAAATTTGGTTTATAGAAAGGAGGCGGATCAAAAAATGAGTAAGAAAGATAGATTAGTATATGTATTATTTATAGTTTTCTGTGTTGCTGGATTTATAGGGTTATGTATAAATACAGAACACTTTAACGAAAAAAAAGAATTATCTACACAACCAACCACGATTGAAAGTAGATAATTCAAATTAAATCGTAAATATAAAAAATTTACATTTAGTAATTATAGCAGAAAAACGAACAAAAGTCAAATTAGGAGGAAATATGAAAGATTTTATTATATCAGTAATTGCTAATGTAATTGGGTTGTCAATTTTTCTTTTCATTATTAGTTTTTTTACCAAAAATAGAAACAAGAAATGAATTTAATTTATATGACATACCTGACAGAGAAAACAATCCTATTGAAATGTTAAATGTACTAATAACAAGCATTTTTAAATGAAATTCTGTATTTATAAATACTCTTAATGTCATTATTAAAAGTGTTGTTTGAATTAAATACATTAAGAAAAAAAAGAATAAATTCTTTATATATCCGTTATAAGGTGACTTATCAAAACGTTTTTTTAGACAACTTGTTAAATAAATAATTAAAGCAGAAATCAAAGAAGAAAAAACTTGAATCATAAAATCATGCATAATTAACCTCCTTTCTATAAAATTATAGCAGGAGAGAAAGGAAAAAACAATGAATGAAAAGTGGATAAAAATTCATAATAAGTTTCTCAATTGGGAGTGGTATACAGATGTAAATACAAAAGCGGTATTCATTCATTGCATATTAAAAGCGAATTGGAAAGATTGTTCATATCAAGGAGTTGAAGTTCCAAGAGGTAGTTTTGTAACAGGTAGAAAAAAATTAGTTAAAGAATTAGGTTTATCAGAGCAAGAGATAAGAACTGCAATAAAACACTTAATTTCAACCAACGAAATAACCACAAAATCAACCAATAAATTCACGATAATATCAGTAAATAACTATGATATGTACCAACAAAATAACCAAGAACTTAACCAACAACTAACCAACAATCAACCAACAACTAACCAACAACTAACCACAATAGTAGAATATAAGAATAATAGAATAATAGATAATATTAATATTTATAGTTATATAGAGCAAGAATTCGGAAGGACTTTAAGTCCAACTGAATATGAATACATATCCCATTGGGAAGATAACGAAATAACAAGATATGCTATTAAGAATGCAGTTCTTAATGGAGCATACAATCTAAAGTACATAAATAACACTTTAGAAAATTGGAAAAAGAAAAATTTAGATACAATTCAAAAAATACAAAAAGATGAAGAAGATTTCAAAAATAAAAAACAATCAAAAGAAATTGTAAAAAAAGAAGTATCAACCCCTGAATGGTTTGATAAAGAAATAAAAAAGGAGGAATTAACTGATGAACAAAGAGAACTTGCTGAAAGACTTAGAAGAGGCAATAACTAAACGAAAAGAATTAATTGTTGATCTAGGAGATAATATCAAAATAAATTTAAAGTGGGATAATGAAATTTTAAATTATAGAGGTTATGAACCAGAACTTGATATGGAATTTGGAATATGGACAATTGAAGGTTTGGTTAAAATGCTTACAGAAGATTCAGAAGTTACATTATCAGTTGCTTAAAAAATGATAAAAGAATATTTACAAGAAACAATTGAAACAAAAAGAAGTTTAAAAGAAGAAAATAGATTATTAAAAAATCAAATTGATTCGATAATGAAAACATTAAACGATAAAAAATTAAATGAAGATTATGCATTAGGACAAGCAAATAAATACAAATCAAAAGTAGAGGAAGAACATAAAAAACTTTGCATATTAGAAATTCAATCAGCAAAGAAAGTAAATGAGTTAGAAAAAGAAATTAGAACACTTAAGAGAGAGAATAAAAAACTTTTGAAGGAGTTAGAGAATGTACAAATGTAATAATTGTGGTTGTAAATTTGAAACCCCAAGGAAAGTAGATTTAGAAACATATTATGGTGTTTATTCAACCTTTGGTAACTCATATGGTGAAATGATTAATTTATGTCCAGAATGCGAAGATAATAGCATTACAGAATATGATGAAGAGGAAGAAGAAAAACCAATAGAAGAAAGAGTTTATAACTATTTAGTTGAAAATCATAGAGGTAAAGAAAATTTAATTAAAAATCAAGTGTTGAGAGGCAAGTTTCAAATTGGAAGCGACAAAGCAATGAGAAAGATTATACAAAACATTCGAGAAGACAAAGATTTTAAAAGAATGGTAGGCAGTGTTTCAGGAAAAGCAGGAGGGTTTTATATCTGTTGCACAGATGAAGAAATGGAAGAAACAATTGATAACATAAAGCACAGAGCAAATCAAATGTTAAGAATGTGTCATGTGCTTGAATGGAAAAAGGAGTTAGATAAAGAATGAATATATTTGAAAAAATGCAAAAAGTTACTGATGAAATGTCAGTAGTTGTGAAAGGTTTAAATGTCCAAGTAAATAAAACATCAAGTTATAAGGCAGTTAGTGAAAGAGACATACTTGATAATGTAAAACCATTAGAAACAAAATATGGAATATATAGTTATCCATATTCAAGAAAAGTAATTGATAGCGATACTTTAGTAAAAGAAACGGAATTTATCAATTCAAGAACTGATGATGTAACGACAACAAAAACTAATACATTGTTTATGAGAATAGAAACAATTTATAGATTTGTAAATGTAGAGAAAACAGATGAGTTTGTTGATATTACTACTTATGGTGATGGATTAGATACAGGAGATAAAGCACCTGGTAAGGCAATGACATATGCTGATAAATACGCATTAATGAAAGCATACAAAATAAGCACAGGTGATGATCCAGATAAAGACCCAAGTCCAGAAAGTGGTTATAAAAAAGCAGAAACAAAAGAGGAAGCAAAAGCAACACCAAAACAAATAGAATTATTATTAAAAATTTATAAAGATGATAATTTAAGTAAATTATTAGAAATAAACAAAATTCAAAAAATAGAAGATATCACAATGAAAAAAGCAAGTGAATTAATAAGTAAAAATTTAAAAAAGAAAGAGGAGAATTAATATGGAAAATGAATTAATGATAGTAAATAATAACGAATTAGAATTAACAAAAGAAGGAATAAAATTTATAAAAAAAGTTCAAAAAGCAAAGGTTGAACTTGCAAAAATGGAAGAACAATTAAAAAATATGTTTCAAGAACAAATGGAAGTAAATGGAATAAAAAAATATACAAGCCCAGATGGAACATTTAAGGCAACTTATTATGAAGAAACTACAACAAATAGATTTGATAGTACAAATTTCAAAAAAGAAAATGAAGAACTTTATAATCAATATTTAGTACCATCTACAAGAAAAGCATATGTCAAATTCAATTAAACTAGAGTTTGATGAAGAAACTCATACATACATAAAAAATGGAATAATTTTAAAAAGTGTTACACAAATACTTCAAGAATTATTTCCATTAAAGTATGACAATGTTCCCCAAGATATATTACAAAACAAAGCAGATTACGGAACAAAATTACATAAGTTTATAGAAATAATAGAAAAGAAGAAACCAAAAAGACCTTTAGCATATATAAAACGATATTATAAACCGAATATATATCAGGAAGAAAGTTTAAAAGATTATTTAAAAATAAAAGATAAATATAAAATTGAAATAACTGATAGTGAAAAAAGAATATCATATGAGTATAAGTATGCTGGAACATTAGATTTAAAAGGCTATGTAAATGGTAAAAGCGCAATTATTGATATAAAAACAACTTATGAATTAGATGAGTTATATGTTAGTTGGCAAAATAGTTTATATGAATTAGCAGATGGAAAAGTAGATGAATTGTATTGTTTATGGCTTCCTAAAGGGAGATTAGGAAAATTAGTAAAATTAGAAAGAATAGATAAAAATTATTTGTTAGCAATAATTGAGGAGGAATAATATGAAAAAAATAGTAATAGCAATGATAAGCATAATAGGATTATCATTATTGACAGGTTGTACAAGTGCACAGACTGTTGGTCATAATATCAGCAGAGAAAGTGATGAATTTAAAGTAAAAAGAAGAATAACATTTGTAAATTTGAGAACAGGAGATTATTTATTCACAATGACGGGTAAATGTAGCATACAGGGTGGAAGTAGTGATGTTAATAGTGAATTAGAGGTTATATGTAAAATTGGAGATAACAAATATCAAAAACATATGTTGTATTTAGCAGAAGAAACTACATATGTAGTAGAACAATTAGAAGATAGTGATGTTTCTAGATATGATTATGAATTTATATTCAGACCAGAAGCAATAGTACCAATTGAAATTAAAACACAAGTAGGTGAAGATTAATGAATAACAATTTTATATTTATAGGTAGATTAACAAAATCACCAGAATTAAGATATACAAAAGAAAATAAAGCAGTAACACAAATTGATTTAGCAATTCAAAACGGGAAAGATGATGTAACATTTGTACCAATTACACTTTTTGGAAATATTGCAGAAAATGTATGTAAGTATTGTGAAAAAGGCGATTTAATTGGTTTTCAAGGAAGCGTCAAAAATCACAATTGGGAAGACAATAAAGGTAACAAACACTATGACTATACTTTTATGGCAAATAGAATGAGTTTTTTACAAACTAAAACAAATAATCAACAAGAGCCAAAACAAGCAGAGAATGTCAAAAAATCAACTGATGAACAGATTTATGCTGACTTTGGAGACTCAATTGAAATCAGTGAAGATGATATAGCCTTTTAAGGGAAAATTATGATAGGAACAAAAAAAGAAATTATAGATTATCTACTAGATAAACCAAATGATAAAAAATATGAAATAAAAGAAAAAAGAAATAAAAGAAGTTTGAATGCAAATTCATATATGTGGGAATTGTGTACACAAATTGCAGAAGTATTAGGATCAAGTAAAGATGAAATATATTTATTAGAATTAAAAAAATATGGACAAGCAATGCTTATACCAGTACCAAAAGATAAAAAGCCAGATGGATATTTTAAATATTATGAATTTGAAGGTAGAAGAAAATTAAATGGTGTAATAGTAGATTTCTATAAAGTTTATAAAGGCTCATCAGATTATGATACTAAAGAAATGAGTATTTTGATTGATGGTGTAGTAAGTGATTGTAAAGAACTAGAAATACCAACACTGGATGATATTAAAATAAGTCAGTTAAAAAGTAATTGGGGGTAATAAAATGGAAATACCAAAAAAGATAAGAGAACAATTAGATAAATTATATGAAGCAGATGATAATCAAGACTATATAGTTGGATTACAAAATCAATATATACCTAAAAAAGGTAGTGTGTTTGTAATAAGACATTATCACCATATTGATAGAAATAGAAGTAACAATGAATTATGGAATTTAGTACCATTAACATATAATCAACACATAATTGAAGTTCATACAAAGAATAATCAAGAAGTAAAAGATTTAATATATGATTTTATGGTAGAAAGATATCCAGAACACGAAGAACATTATAGAAAATATCTGAAGGAGTAAGTATGAAAGAATATGCACTTTATAAAGGAGATAAGTTATTGATAATTGGAACTATAGATGAAATAGCAAGAAATCAAAATGTACAAAAGAAAACAATATATTTTTATCATAGCAAAGCATATTTAAATAGAAGAAAAAAATCACATATAGGTAATTATAAAATATTAATAAGTTTGGAGGATTAAATGAATAAGTATCATAACAAAAAATGTTTTTATAAAGACATGACATTCGATTCTAAAAAAGAAAGAGATTACTATATAGTTCTTGAAATGATGCTTAAAAACAAACAGATAACAGATTTAAAAACACAAGTAAAATTTGAATTACAACCAAGTTTTAAATTTAAAGAAAAAACAATAAGGTCAATAAATTACATAGCAGATTTTACTTATGTAAAAGATGGGAAACTTATTATTGTTGATACAAAAGGTTATCGTACAGAAGTATATAAATTAAAGAAAAAAATGATGCAATTCAAGGGGTATGACATAAAGGAGATTTGATGAGAGATAAGTTGATAATAGAAAAAATAAAAAATGCTATATGTATACTTGATGATATAGATGATATGATCAGAACACAATCCATAGAACTTCAAAAAGTAGATTATAAATTATCAGATTTATATCATTTAATAGAAAATAACGAATTAAGTGATGAAGCAAGTATAAATGTGGTAAAAGAAATTCATAATTTAAGAAAAGAAAGAAGAAGTTTAAACAATGAACATGATTTAGAATTGGCATATCAAAATCAAAAATCGAAAATGATAGGAAATGATTCTAGACAATTCATTATGGCAGAAATAAATAAAACAAATAAAAGATTAAATAGTGAATATAAAAACAGAGTATATACAGAAGAAGAAATAGAAAAATTGATAAGTCCTAAAAAGAAAAGAGGAAGACCTAGAAAGGAACAATAAATGGAACTAACAATTGAAGAATTAACAAAATTAAAAATAGAAAAACATTTTAAAAATATAGACAATAAAAAGTACTATAAAGTGACAATTGAAGATTTAATAGATTTAAGTATAAAAGTTGTTAAATTGATGAAAAGGGAGTTATAAATGGAATTTGAAATAGTAGATAAAAAAATAAAAATAGATGAAAACAAAAATATAAATATAAAATTGATAAATGATCATTTCGAAAATGCTAAAAGATATGGAATACCACATGCACAATTAATCATAGCAGATATACCTTATAACCTTGGGAATAAAGCGTATGCTTCTAACCCTCAATGGTATGTTGATGGTGATAATAAAAATGGTGAATCAAAATTAGCAGGTTCAAGTTTTTTCGATACAGACAATGATTTCAAAATAAATAATTTCTTTGATTTTTGCACTAGATATTTAAATAAAGAACCAAAAAAAGGTGGAGAAAGAGGAAGAAACTCTAATGCTCCTGCGATGATAGTATTTTGTGCTTTCGAACAAATACCTATGGTTGTTGAACAAGGAAAAAAACATGGACTTGCAAAGAGTTACCCATTAGTATTTTGTAAAAACTTTTCGGCACAGGTACTAAAGGCAAATATGAAAATAGTAAATGCTTGTGAATATGCAGTTGTGCTTTATAGAGAAAAATTACCTAAATTTAATAATATAGGAATTGATGGTAAAAATCACATGATATTCAATTGGTTCGAGTGGAAAAAAGATAGTAAAGAAGTACCTAAAATTCATCCAACGCAAAAACCAGTAAATGTGTTAAAAGAATTAATTAAAATTTTTACAGATGAGGGCGATGTAGTAATTGATCCGTGTTGTGGAAGTGCAAGTACTTTAAGAGCATGTGCAGAATTAAATAGAAGTTGTTACGGATTTGAAATAAAAAAGAATTTTTGTAAAGATGCAAAAGATAAAATGTTAAATAACATAGATAGACAAATATCTATATTTGAAGTGTAGGAGGAAAAATGAAAAAAATAGATTATAAAACAATAATACCAATTTTATTAATAGCAATTATTCAAACAGTATTTGTAATAGTAGTAACAAATAAGGTTTTTGAATTAGAAAATAAAATAGATAACATAAAACTTTTAAATGGTATGTTTTACGAAGATTTGCAAAGAACATATGAATTTAAAGAGGAACTAAAATGATTTACATACTAGCATTTATCATAGGTTGCTTGTTAATAAAAATGAGCAACCTAAATAAAATGATAAAAATATATAAGAATAACTATTTAACTGCATTGCAAATTTTAGGAGAGTATGACCCTAAATTAAAAGAATATTTAGAAAAGGAGAAATAAGAAATATGGATAAAGAGAAAAAACCAATAATAATAGAAACCGCAGATATATATTTACATTTTCCATACATAATGGAGGAGCAAGCAGACGATTTAGCAGATTTCTTAGAAGAAGAGCATATTGAATATGAAGGTGCAACTGACATATTTATAGACTTGCAGAATCAAGTCAAAAAGCAAAAAGAAGTTATTGATAAAGCAAATAAATTGATAAATCATTATTTAAAAAATACTGATGAAAGTGGTTCTTATGTTGAAACAAATACACGTTGGAAGTTAATACCTGAAATATTAAAAGAATTATTAGATATATTAAAAGAGGTGTCAGAATGAATATAGAAATTACTGATTTAGATATGATATTGAATTATCTAGAAACGACAAGTTTAGAACCACATGATAATTATTCAAGTGAATTTACATATAAAGACCAAAAAATATTATACAAATATATTAAACAATTACAACAAGAAAATAAACAACTAAAAGATGAATTAAAAGAAGAATTAGAATGGAATATTGGAATAGTGGAACATAATAGAATAATTGGTGAAAAAAATAAAGAAATACATCAATTAAAAGATAATTGGAATAAGTTAAAAGAGTGGGTTAATAAACACTATGATTATTATATGAACAATGAAGACTATGTTGGTGGAAGATTATGTTTTACTGACATGAAAGATAAAATGCAAGAACTAGAAGGAAGTAATAATAATGAATAAAGATGAATTAATAGAATATTGCAAAGAAGCAAGTCAAACTATAAGTGAACTTGACTATAAGAATAGAATGTTAGAAAAAGAAAATCAAAAATTAAAGAAAAAATACAAAAATACAGTAGAAAAATTATCAGAACAATTAGAATTATTAACATCAAAATTAGATGAATACGATTTAATTGTTGATGAAAGAAATCAATTAAAACAGCAACTTGAAGAAACTGATAGAAAATTATTTCTTACTAAAAACGAATTAGATATGAGGCAAAAATCTATTGACAATAAGTTAAACCAACAAAAAGAATTTATAAAGTTTTTAGAAGATAATTATAAAGAAACTCAAGATATTTGGTATATAAAGATTTTACAAAAATATAAAGAAACAATAGGAGGAAATAAAGATGAAAAGTAGTGAATTTATAATTAAAGCAAAAGAATTAGTAAAAAAATATGCTAATGAGCATTTAGATAAAAGTGATGACATACCTGAATTTGATGTATTTGTAGTTTGGTATGCTTATGAATTAGGACATAGTAAAGCATTATTAAGCACAACATTATTAGATGGTATGTATTATGAAATAACTTATAATTCAAATAAAAATGAAATATATTTTGATGCTTATAAAAAATTTGAAAATAAATGTATAAATATAGGAGATGATAAATAATGAATATAATGCAATGCAATAATAAATTATTTATTGATGGAAAAGAAGTAAAACAGCCAAAATCAGTATTCTTTAAAAATTGTGTTTGTACAGTTAATAATAAGATATATGTTAATGGTAAAGAACAAATTAAAGGCAAGTGGAAATATACTATAAAATCTATATTTCACACTTTGTTTTAGGAGGTAAATAATGAAATTGGAACTTAGAGAAAATATGTATGTACGTAATTGCTATGGTAGAATTGCAAAAATAGAATATATGGAAGACAATACTGCATATTGTGATAATTGGTTATATCAAAGTTATGAAGACTATATAACATTTATAAATTTGAATGATGAAGAAGACATCAATGAAATAACAAAAGCCAGTTATAATATAATTGATATTTTGGAAGTTGGGGATTATGTTAATGGTATGGAAGTTACTAGAATAAGTGGAACTAGATATGATAAAAATGATTTACATTGTTATTGTGAACATAACGGAAACGAAAATTGGCAACAAGTTATGATACCAGTGAAAAATATTAAATCAATAGTAACAAAAGAACAATTTGAAGAAATGAGTTATAAAATAAAGGAGAGCAGATAATGATAAAGAAAGAAATATATCCTAAAACAAAAAGAGTAAGTTGCATGGGAGATAAAGTTGAATTAACAGAAAAATTAGATGGGAGTAATTTAGTAATATTCAAAAAGAATGATGAATTATATATAGCCCAAAGAAATAATATATTTAAAATAAATGAGTTAGAAGAAAACAAAGATAAATTATATAAAGGTTTATTACAATGGATTAATGATAATAGAGAATCATTTGAAGATTTACATAATGATAGTGCAGTATGTGGAGAATGGATAGGTATGGGACAAATAAAATATCCTGTTGATGAATTTGATAAGAGATATTATATGTTTGCAAAAGCAAATATGGATGATGAATTTAATTTATATAACTTAATTTATGATCATAATTTGTTTATATATCCATTTCAAAGTCAAGAAATACCTAAATGTATGGGAATAGTACCAGTGGTAACAGAATTAAATATTATTCCAACAAAGGAACATTTAGATAGTATATATGAAAAGTATTGTAAATCAGTGAATCGAAATGTTGAGGGGTTTGTAGTAAATTATAAAAATATAATTACAAAATATGTAAGAATGAAAAATGGACAATTAAGAGAACATTTTGATCGTGGTGAATAATATGACCGAAGAAGAAAAGAAATTAAGGGACGAACTTATAGAATTAAAGATTAAATATAAAAAATTAAAGCAAAGATATGAAAAAGTATCAGATGAATTATTAAAATATATTGTTAAGTATGGGAGGATAAAAAGTGGAAGAAATTAAATTTACCATTAAAGAAGCAAATAACGAAATAAACAAATTAACAAATTTGCTAAATTTATATATAGACAGAAAAAACTTACTATTTAATGATACACAACCAAAAGTAGCAGATCCAAATGCAGAAAGAGTAGATGGAAGCATGACAAGAGAAGAAAAGTTTTTCAAATATGTTTATAAATGCGAAGATGAAGAAATAGACTGGTGGATAGAAAAATTAAATATCTACATAATAGCATTAAATAACTATGTAGAAGCGGAACTAAAAAGAATTGGTGAGTATGAACCATTGAAAGCAAAAATAATCAAATTAAGAGAAGAAAAAGGAATGAAATGGGATGACATCGCAGAAGCAACACATTATTGTAGAAGACAATGTATAAATATATATAAAAATTATACAGGTAAAAGAAATGTTGAAGATTGCACACCAATTGCACTATTAAAATGATAAAATAGTATCATGGGAATAATATAAAATAATCCCATTACAACTCCTTTAAATAGAGCACTTAAAGGCTCTATAGAGATAATATAGGATTATGTTGTCTCTATAGTGTCCTTAAGACACATTCCCCTGACTATGTGCTACTTTATAGGTAGCATATTGAGTAAATAGTGAAGCCTGTAGCCAGGATTAAATGTCAGTTATAATTAAGCCTTTACTCGTTTAGAATTGTTGATTACATTAAGTAAACCCCTGATTATAACAAAAAGCGTATATGTAACCCTAAGGTAGTGACATTTGCACAACTATTATTTACTTGATATGGTGCTTATAAGCCTATTCTCCCGTGTGGAAATATGATTAAGTACTAAATACGAGGAAAACACATAAAATCCTGTGTTTGCAAAGAATTAATGGCTGACATCTCAAAGTTAAGTGTTGAATCTTATTTTAGAGGTAGGGAAAACGACTAATACCCTAGACAACGAACGAAGTCGTGTACACAAAATATATGAAAACTTAATTTCTTTCGTTGGTGTTAAGTGAATAATATAGAGTAGTGATACTACCTTTATAGGTAGCACAGAGTAAATATAAGAGAAGTACTATGGAGGCATAGGAAAATAACAATTAATGTCGGTTACCACCGAGGGTAAAGGGTTTTATTAGTCGACTAATAAGTAAAGCCAGCAAAAGGCAGTGCATAAGAAAACCACCGAACCTATTGTAGTTTATGTTTATTCTGTGGTGTCTATAAGGCACTAGAAGTTCTTATTTTATTTGCTATACGAACTCCGAGAGGATAAGATAGTAAATAGCATTACCTTTAACAGGTAGTGTACTGATGATATAGGTAGATAGAAAGTAGGGAGATATTATGATATTAAAGATATGTAGACAAAAGCAAAATGAAAATAGTACGGAAGGCAAACTAATAACTGAAATTTATAGTGGTGATAAATATAAGGAAATAGGAGGAATGGCAGAAATAGGAGATATTGTAGGTATTCCACTTACTGATTATGATATGTCAAATCCTATATCAAATGAAATAGAACATTATAAGATATTAAATGTTTATTTAATGAATAATGAAGGAAAAACTATAGAAAAATTGATTTAAAAATTTTATCTATATCATTAGTACAGTATCTATTAATACAACCAAATAAGGTTGTTTTTTTATTGAGGAAAATAATATGAAGAAGAAAAAGGAAAACTTAAAATTATGCATGATATATCATTGTAAAGAATGTCCAAGGGCAAGAAAATGTGAAGAGGAGGAGAAAAACTATGAAAGAAGAAAAAATGAACAACAAACAAATCACATTTTGTCAAGAATATGTTAAAAATGGATTAAATGGGACACAAGCATATTTAAAAGCATATAAGACTTGTAAGAAAGAAGATACAGCAAAAGTAAATGCTAGTAGATTGCTAACAAATGCTAACATACAAAATTATATACAAGAATTACAAGAAAAAATAGAAGATGAAACAATAATGACTGCTAAAGAACGTATGAAATGGTTATCAGAAGTAATAAAAGATATACAAAGAGAAGAAATAAAAATAAAATTACCAGATGGTAGTGATGAAACATTATATATGAAAAATGCAGATTTAAATACAAAACTAAAAGCAATAGATACTTTAAATAAAATGACTGGAGAATATAAAACCATTTTAGATGGGAAAATAGATGTTAAAAAGTTAGAAGATTTATTATGAAATATACCGCAGACTACTTAATAAACAAAAGAAAAGAAAAATGGGAAGAACTTCATGACATAGATTATGATAAGCAATTAAGAGAAGCAATAGCAAATCAATTATACAATGATATAGATTTATTAAATGAAGTAAAAAAGAATCCAGAAAAATTAATAGAATTAGTATTCATAGTTGTAGATAAGGATCAAACAACAAAACCATTTTTTTTAAATGATGTACAAAAAGAGTTTATCAATATATTAAATAAAGCAAAAGAAGATTATGAAAAAGGATTAATAACAAACATATCTATTTTGATATTAAAAGGTAGGCAACAAGGATTTACAACTGTTGTAACTGCATATCAATTATCCTGTAGTTTGTTAAATAGAAACTTTCAAGGATTTACATTAGCAGATAAGAGTGATAATTCAGAGGCTATATTTCAAAATAAAGCAAAATATCCATACTCACAACTTCCAGACATATTAAAACCTACTGAAAAGTTTAATAATAGAAAACAATTATTATTCGAAAAGATTAATAGTAGTTGGGCAGTTGATACTGCAACAAAAGATGTAGGTCGTTCAAGAACAATAAATTTCTTCCATGGATCAGAATGTGCATTTTGGAAAGATGGTATAGCACCTATTCAGGCAGCGCTTGGAGAAGCATTTACAAAGAATTGTATAAAAATATATGAATCAACCGCAAATGGATTTAATGATTATCAAACAATGTGGGAAAGTAATGAACATATAAATTGCTTTTTTGAATGGTGGAGAACAAAAGATTATGTATTGAATTTTGAAAGTGAGGATATACATAACGAATTTATAAATAATATTAATACAAAAAGTGACTGGATATATACAAGATTAAAATGGCTAAAAGATGATGTTAAACTAAATGATAATCAACTTTATTGGTATTACAAAAAATATAAAGGATATATAGATAAAGATTTAATTAAACAAGAGTATCCATGTGCACCAGAAGAAGCATTTTTATTATCAGGTAAACCTGCATTTGATACTGAAATAATACTTGCTAGATTAAAACAAATAAAACAGCCATTAAAAGTAGGATATTTTACTTATGATTATAATGATGATTTACCTAAAGATAAAAAAATGTCTAATATAAAATGGGTTAATGATAGAAATGGTTATATAAGAATATATCAATTACCAAATAGTCCAACAATGACAAAATATTGTATTGGTGGTGACACTGCAGGTGATGGTAGTGACTATTTCACTGCTCATGTATTAGATGCAAAAACAGGAATACAAGTAGCAAATTTTAAAAATGAATTTGATTCAGATTTGTATGCAAAGCAAATGTATTGTTTAGGCAAATATTATAAGAATGCGTTAATAGGTATTGAATCTAATTTTGATAGTTATCCGATAATGGAACTTGAAAGATTAGGATATACCAATATGTATGTAAGAGAGAAAATGGATGAATACACTGGAAAGTTAGAAAAGAAATATGGATTTAGAACAACATCAATAACAAGACCAGTTATATTATCAAGATTAACACAAATAATCAGAGAAGATATAGATTCAATTAATGATGAAGACACATTGAGAGAATTATTAAAGATAGTTAAAAATGAAAAAGGAAGAATAGAGGCTCCTGAAGGTGGACACGATGATCAGATGATGGGGCTTGCAATAGCACACCAAACAAGAGAGCAAGTTATATTTAGTGAAGAACCATTAACACCATATCCTGAATTTAATTGGAGTAAAAAATATGAAACAAAAGAAGATTATGGTGAGGAAATAACAGTAATATAGGAGGAAATATGAAAAAGAAAGTATACAGAGAAAAATATAAAATAACTGAAGAAACAGTACAAGTAGTAGCAAATGCAATTGTAGAATTAGCAGATGAACAAAAAAGAACAATTGATAGTGTTGTTAGTGATATAGTTGAGGAAAGTAAACCAAAAAAATCTAAAAAAGGTGATAAATAATGACAGTATTAATAATAGTTACATCAAGCATATTTAACATAATATGCTTTTTTTTAGGTGCAAAAATAGGACAAATGGTTGTAAAAAATGAACCTATTCAGATAGAATCACCTATTCAAAAAATAGAAAATCATTTTCAAAAAAAAGAGGAAGATAAAAATCAAGAAATTATGGAAACTATTTCTCATAACATTGATGTTTATGATGGAACATCGATAGGACAAAAAGACATACCGAGGTGATATAAATGGATTTAGAGGAATTAAAAACTACTGATATATGGGATTTATATACTCATGGCAAAGATTTTATGCGAATGAATTCTGTTTTTACTGATACAGACAGAAACTATCGTATGTATTCAGGGAATCAATGGGAAGGCGCAAAAATTGAAGGTATAGAACAAGCACAATATAATTTTATTGAAACAATAATAAATTATAAAGTTAGCACTATAAATCAAAATTTGTGGGGAATAAATTATTCAAGTGAAAACTTTGAAAATAGAGATTTTAGAAAAACTGCAGAAGAAACTTGCAAATTACTTAATAAAAAGGCTGGAAAAGTTTGGGAAAAGGATCAGATGGATTATAAAGTAAGAGAAATAAGCGAAGATAGTGCAGTTAATGATGAAGGTGTAATGTATGTAGATTATGATGATGAAATACAAGAACCTAAAAACGAAATCTTATCTAAAAATGATATTCAATATGGTAATGAAAATTCAAGTGATATTCAGTCACAACCATGGATTATTATTAGTCGTAGAGTACCTATAATAGAAGCACAAGAATTTGCTAGAAAGAAAGGTTTATCAGATGAAAAAATAAAAGCAATTGTTGGTGATAATGATTGTTTTGAAGAGGCAGGAAAAGATGCAAAACAAGAAAATGATAAAAAATGTACGATTGTAGTAAAGATGTGGAAAGAAAATAAAAAAATAATGTTTAGCGAATCAACTAAATATGTAATTATAAGAGAAAACATTAATTCTGGATTGTCGTTATATCCAATAGCACATTTTCCTTGGAAAACAAGAAAAGGTAGTGCTCGAGGTGAAGGAGAAGTAAGATTCTTAATTCCTAACCAATTAGAATTAAACAAGACTCTAGCTAGAATGTTATTAAGTGTTAAACAAAATGCTTATCCAACGAAAGTTGTTGCAATAGAAAAAATACAAAATCCTAGTTCTATTAACAAAGTAGGAGCAACAGTTAAAGTTAATGGTTCAAATGTTGAAGATGTAAGAAAAATCTTTACGACAATTGCACCTGCACAAATGAGTTCGGATGTTGCAAAAACTATAAGCGATTTAATAAGTATAACAAGAGAATTAAAAAATTCAAGTGATATAGCAACTGGTGGAGTTAATCCAACTGAAGCATCTGGTAAAGCAATTTTGGCAGTACAACAAGCATCACAACAACCTATGACTAAACAATTAACAGGTTTAAAAATGTTTATAGAAGACCTTGCTAGAATATGGCTTGATATGTGGGTTACATATTCACAAGATGGAATGAAACTTGAGGAAGATAAAACTGATCCAGAAACAGGAGAAGAATATACAGAATTAGTAGATATTCCATCATCAGTTTTAGAAAACTTGAAAGGTACAGTTAAAGTTGATATAACACCAAAAAGTTCATTTGATAAATATGCTAGAGAATTATCTCTTGAAAATTTCTTAAAGGCAGGATATTTTAATCCTCAAAAATTAGGGGAATTAAAAGTATATGCAAAAATATTACCAGATGATGCTATTGCACCAAAACAAGATATTCTAAAAGCAATAGAAATTGAAGAAGAAGAGCAAAGAAAGATTGCTCAAATAAATGCTCAAGCACAAATAATGCAACAAAGAGCAAGTCAATTCATCAATGGTGATGTAGAACAACAAGCATCACAAATAGCAGATGCACAAAATATGGAAGAAACACCTACTGAATAGGTGTTTTTATATGCTCCAAGCATTTAAGAGGGTAAAAGATATGGAAATATGAGAAGCAAACTCAAAAAAATAGGGAGGATTTTATTATGGAAAATAATGAAGAACTTGTATTAGAAGATAATACTGAAAATGTTGAAGAACAAACAACAGAAGAAATAGTTAATGGTAATGGTGATACCACTGAAGAACCAATCGAGGAAGAAAAAGCACCAATAAGAACTTACACTGATGAAGAAGTAGATGATATTGTTAAAAGAAAATTACATCGAAAAGAAACTAAAATCAGAGAAGAGTACGAAAAAAAATATGGAAAGGTTGAAGAACTTTTAAAAGCAGGTTTAGAAACTGATTCATTTGATGATGCAGTTGATAGTTTACAAGACTTTTATGAAAAGAAAGGTGTCAAAGTAAATACACCAAAGTATACAAAAAGAGAAGAAGAACTATTAGCAAATGCAGAAGCAGAGGATATTATTTCTGCAGGTTATGATGAAATATCTGAAGAAACAGATAGACTTGCAAATTTAATAGAAAAAGGAACGGCAACCGAAAGAGATAAAGTTATCTTTAAAAAAATTGCTGAAGAAAGAAAAAGACAAATAGGAATAAAAGAACTTGCTTCGATAGGAGTAAAGGAAGAAGAAATAAATAAATCTGATTTTATTGACTTTGAAAAGAAGTTAAATCCTAATATGTCTATGAAAGAAAAGTACGAAATGTACTTAAAATTTAAACCTAAGCCAAAGGTTGAAAAAATAGGAAGTATGAAAAACGATGAGTCAGATAAAGGAAAAATAAAAGACTTTTATACATTTGATGAAGCATCTAAATTTACACGTGCAGATTTATATGCAAATCCAAAATTAGAAAAAGCAATTGAAAATTCAATGACTAAATGGTAATAAAACTTCCTAAATAAAAGAAAGGAAAGTGAGAAAAATGGCAGTATCAAATTTTATTCAATCTATTTGGTCTAAAAAGATTCAAGATAGTTTGGAAATGAAAACAAAATTAGTTGATTATTGTACAAGAGATTACGAGGGAGATTGTAAATTTGCTCAATCTGTTAAAATTCTTGGTGTAGGTGATCCAAGAATCAGCGGATATCATGGTAAAGTAGATTATGAAGATATGTCCGATGTTGGACAAATGTTATATATCGACTTTGCTGAATATTTTGCATTTAAGGTTGATGATATAAATAAAGCACAATCTGTACCAGGATTACCAGAAAAATACCAAGAAAAAGCAAGTTCAAGATTAGCACAAAGAAGAGATATTAATATAGGAAGATTAGTAGCAGGTAAATGTATAAGTACAGTAGAAGAAGGTAAAGCAACATATGCTAAAACTACTGATGAAGATGTAAAAACATTTAAAGACTACTTTATTGCTAAAACAAACTCTGAAGGTGACACAATGTATGAAAGAGTTGCTAAACCTAAAAAAGAAGGATTAACAAATTATTTTGAAATTAAAACAGGAACTTATAAGAAAGGTGCAACAAATATTACAACTGCAACTGCTAAAACACAAGCAGGAGTTAAAACTGCAGTTGATGATGCGTTTGTTGAATTAAATTTAAGAAACTGTGATTTTGGATTAAGAACTGAAATTGACCCAGCAACTTATTCAACTTTCAAAAATAATTTAGTTGAGTTATCAACAAATAATCCTGAATTAATAAGAAAAGGTATAGTTGGTAGATACAATAATTCAGACGTAGTTATGTCTAATGCTATATATAATGATGGTACTAATAAATATTGTATGATTCGTACAAAGAATGCTATTGCATTTGCTGGACAAATTAATGAAGTTGAAGCAATGAGACTTGAAGGAGCATTTGCAGATGGTATTCGTGGACTTGATACTTATGGTATGGATATCATCGCTCAAGATGAATTACAAGTTGTAAAAATTCCTGCGTAATAATTAACTAAAATAAAGGCTATTAAGCCTTTTTTATATGTCTATAGTAGTATTAAATGGTGCAACTCCATTAATAGGCGAAAGAGAGGAATAAATTATGAAATATTATGTATTAAGACCAGAATTAACACCATATGAAGGAATGATAGTTAATAAAGATAGTAAATTGAAATTTAAAAACGAAAAAGTAGAACAGAAATTAGAAAATTTAAAATTAACAACTAAACAAAAAGTAGTAACAGATAAATATACAACAAAAAGTGAATTAACAATAAATCTAGATGAAGGAGAAATCCTTTTATTTGAAAATGAAAATAGAGGTTGGTTTTTACCAGCACAATCAATAGGAACAATAGAAACTGCAATAAACGATTATAAAACATTAGCAGAAGTATTGGATGGTGATAAATGTGACACTAGAGGAAATGAAAACTAAAACATATTCTTTAATTGAAGAATATAGTGAGAATGAAGATGATTTAACAGAAGATAGCGATTTATCAACAAAAATGAATAGTGTTATAAATCAAATACAAAATGAAGTATGTAGATATAAAAAGATAAATGCTTATACTACAATGAATGTAAAAAAAGATGATACACTTCAGTTAATAGATATTGCAAAAGATTTTTACCAATTAAATATAATTAAAGATGTAGACTATGAGGTAATTGGAGATATGATTACATTTAATGAAGATGGAATTGCAAAAATATTTTATTATAAGTATCCAGCACAAATAAATAATGATACACCAGATGATTACGAATTTGAATTAACAAGAGATGCACTTGAAATAATGCCGTATGGTATAGCAGGTGATCTATTAAAAAGTGATGTCTCAAATGGTTATGGACAAATATACTCATCAAGGTACAAAGAACTATTACAAAATTTAGATCCAAGAAATTCATTAAGTACACTTTATATTGATGGAGGAATAGATGTCTAGTCAGATAAGTGGAACATTAATAACAAGAAATTATAAAAATTTTAAAGGTGTAGATTTTAGTAATAGAAAAGATGAAGTATCTATATATAGAAGCCCAGATGCTTTAAACGTGTGGAAAAATTATAGTGGAAATAATGGAAGATGTATAGAAACAAGACCAACGATAGAGTTATTAAAAGAATTTGATAATACTATCTATGGTATCTTTTTTTATGAAATAAATAGAGAAAATCATATGATAGTGCATTGTGGTACAAAATTATATGACATATATAAAGATGAAAAGAAAATTATCTTTGAAGGTATGAATCCAAGAATATCATACTCTTTTGTTTATAGTAATATATTCTTTTTAAAGGATGGAATAAATTATCTTGAATATAATGGAGAAACTTGTAAAAAAGTAGTAGGTTATATACCAACAACAACCATAAGTAGAAGTCCACTAGGTGGAGGTTCAACTTATGAGGATGTAAATTTACTTAGTGAGTATAGAAAAAATAGTTTTTGTGCTGATGGTAAATCAACTAAATATTATTTAGATGTTGAAACTTTTGATAGTGACTACATTCTCATTGTAACAGTAAATGGGAAAAATATAACAGATTTTACTCCTTATCCTGTCGATGGTTATATTGAATTTAAAACGGCACCAGAAAAACCTTTAACTGATGGTCAAGATAATGTTATTATTCAGTTTAAAAAATCAGTAAGTAAATATAAAGAAAGAATAACAAAATGTACATTATTGGAAGTATTTGATAATAGGGTATTTTTTAGTGGTAATCAAGATTATCCAAGTACTATATTTCATAGTAGTTTAAATAATCCGAGATATGTTAGTGATACAGATTATTATAATGAAGGATTAGATGTATCACCAGTAAAAGCAATGATTAGTGGTAATAATGCTCTGTGGGTATTAAAAGCACCATCACAAGCAAATACAACAATTTATTATCATAATCCGACAATAGATAGTGAATATGGAAAAACATATCCATCATCACATTCTTCAATAAGTATAGGCTGTGTTGCAACGGGAATAAATTTTAATGATGATATTGTTTTTTTTAGTGATAGAGGAATGGAAGGAATATCAGGCGATATTACAACAGAACAGGTAGTAAAACATAGAAGTAGTTTGATTGACTCTAAATTGTTAAGAGAAGCGAACTATGAAGATTTACAATTGATTGAATGGCAAGGTTATTTACTTGTTATAGTCAATAATAAGATTTATTTAGCAGATAGTAGGGAAAAATGTCAGATAAATGATCATATAGAATACGAGTGGTATTATTGGGAGTTTGAACATAATATAACTTATGCTCAAGTAAAAGACAATATATTATATTTATGTTTGGATAATAAAGTTTATTCATTAACTAAAACAGATAATTTAAACTCATATTGGACAACACCAGAAGATGAATTTAATTATCCACAATATCAAAAAACTACTAATAAAAAAGGTTGTGTTGTTGATATTGAAGGAGATATTACTATCTCAACAAAAACAAATAATGGAGTATTTGAAAAGATAAATGATTATAAAAATACTAAAGGGTTTATAGTAGCGAGAATAAAAAAGAAAAAATGGAAAAGTATTCAATTAAAATTTAGTTCAAAAACTAGATTTTTTCTTTATTCAAGTACTTTGGAATCTTATATTGGAAGTTATGTAAAGAGGTGATAATAAGTGAATATTGATTATAATGACCAAAGACTAAAGCAAGTAGAATCAGATAAACAAAATGCTTTAAATAATGCTAACAATATGTATAATTCAATGATAAATAATTCTGATAAATTTTATAATGATCAGATTCAAGCATCAAAAGATTATGCGCAAAAGCAACAAGAAATACAACAAGCAAATACTGATTTTGCGATAGAAAAAATAGAGCAACAGAAACAACAAACAGAGAAAGATTATACAAAAGAGCAAAAAGGAGCATATACAGATTATCAAAAACAAATAAACGATTATGGTGTTAATGCAGAACAACAAGCAGTACAAGGACTATCAAATAGTGGTTATAGTGAAAGTTCTAAAGTAAGTATGTATAACACATATCAAAATAGAATAGCAACTGCAAGGGATAGTTTTAATAGGTCGATATTAAATTATGATAATGGGATAAAAGATGCACAATTACAAAATAATAGTGCTTTAGCAGAAATAGCGTATAATGCTCTAAAATCGCAATTAGAATTAGGATTACAAGGCTTTCAATATAAAAACTCTTTATTAGAAAGTCAATTAAATGCACAACAAACGATTGAACAAACATACCAAAGTAAATGGGATTCTATTTTAGATCAAATGAATAAAGATAGAGAATTTGCAGAGTCTGTAAGACAATTTAATGAAAATTTAGCATTTCAAAAACAACAAGAAGCAAATTCTCAAGCAAGATGGAATGCGCAATATGGTTCATCTAGTAATTATGAATTGACAGATGGAAGCGGTTCATCTGGTAGTTCATATGGATATTTTAGCAATGGATATCAACCAAAAGGAATAGATGGTTATGGAGCAGTATCTAAAACAGGTAAAACAATAATGGTAACAAATACCAAAACAGGTAATGTTAATACGCAAAACGTATGGAAAACACCTGACGGTACACAATGGTATTGGGAAGGTGGTTCTAGAACTTACAAAAAATATAATGGCAAATCTAAAGTTGTATAGTGAGGCGATATAATGGCTAAAAAAAAGAAAAAGAATGCAACCTTAACTGGAGCATTAGGAAGTTATTTAGAAGAAAAATTCGGTAATAAAGAAGAAAAGAAAACAATATCTAAAGTTACTACAGATGAAAATGGAAATGTAACAATAAATAATAGTCCTAAAAAAGAAAGAGAAGGAATTTTAGTAACTGGTGTTAAAAAAACAATAAGTGGTAAAAGTTCTCTTCCAAGTAAAATTTTAGGTTTAGCAACAAATGGAATTGGAGAAGTAATTTATAACACTGTTGAAACAGGAATAAACGAATCTAAAAACAAAAAAGTAGAACAAACAGTTGACACTATAAAAAAAGATTCTGATACTGCATATAATAAGTTAAAAGATTATAAAAAAGAGAATAGTATTAATCTTTTTAATGAAAATAGCAAAAGAGTACAAAATGATGAAAAATATCAAGGACTTTTAAAAGAAGCACAAGAAAAAACAACAACTTTAGAAAAAGAAAGAACAAATAGAAATTCAGAAATTATAAAAGATACTGTAAAAGAAAAATCAGGTACTTTGTCAGGTGGGATAATAAAAACAGGTACAACATTAGCAGGTGGGTTTGAAACAGGAATCGGAGGAATAGAAAGTACTACAAAAAAAATATTAGGACAAACACCATCTTTAGATGATCAAGAAATAAAATATAATATGTTTAGCGATGTTGCACAAAACAATATTAACACAACAAAAAATCCTGTTGGAAGAGCAGGATTGGAAATGACATATTCTATTGGACAAATGTTACCACAGATGATGACTGGAAACTCTGCAGGAGCATTTGCTACTGGATTTGCTAACTATGGCGGTAGTGCATATAACCAAGCAAAGAAAGATGGCGCTACAGAAGAACAAGCAACAAAATACGGTATTGTGTCTGGAACACTTGAAATGGCAATGGAAAAAGCACTTGGTGGTTTTGAAAGTGTATATGGTAAAAGTGTATTAGGAAATTCAACAAATAAATTAACTTCAAAAGTATTAGATAAATTTGTTAAAAATAAAGCATTAAGAAAAACATTAACAAGTATGAAAGGTGAATTTACTGAAGAATATTTACAAGAATTTTTAGGACCAATAGTTGAAGAAGCATTATTAAATAAAGATAATGGTGTAGGAATAAAAAATTCTAAAAATGCAAAAGAACTTGCTAGTAATATAGCATCATATACTGCTAAAAATTTCTTTAGTACCCAAAACCTTTATGCTGGTACTTTAGGCGCAGTAACATCAGGTGTTATGGAAGGACCGCAAAATATTGCAAGAAATCAATGGGCTAAACAAACAGGTCGAGATTTTGATACTGGATATACTCAAAATGAACAAAAAGTAATTGATGAGATAGTTAATAAGGAAACAACTAAAAAATCAAGAGAACAGGCAATAAATACTGAAATAGAGAATGCTATAAAAGAACAAGAACAAAACTTTTCTATTTCAGAAGAAAATAAAAATAAAATAGCAGAAAGAATAAAGAAAGAATATGAAAATAAAGATATTGATTTATCTAATACAAAATTATCAGATAAAGAAATAAAATCAATTAGAAAGTCAGTTGAAAAAAGTTTACAGGAAGGCACAATTGATGCTGATGAAATATCAAATATTTTAGGTAATGACACAGATATAAGTAAAGATGATTTATTACATAGAAGTTTTTACGAAAAATCACAAAAAAGTGTAAATTATCAATATGAAGAAAATAAAACAGATAGTGATATTACTAAAGCACTAAAAGAAAGTGCTAGTAAAGTTATGAATAATACAACAAAATCAAGAAACTTTGTAGAAAATGTAAATAAAATTGCTCAAGAAAGAGGCACAAGATATGAATTTGTTAATAATGAACAATTAGAAAAAATGGGATATGAAGTAAAAGGAAAAGATATTAATGGCTTAGTTGGTAAAGATTTACAAGGTAATGAAAAAATATTAATAAATATAGATTCAAAACAAGCATTAAATAAAATTGTAGGGCACGAAACAACACACTTATTAGAAGGTACAGAAGAATATACTTTATTACAAAATGCAGTTAAAGAATATGCAAAATCAAAAGGAGATTATGATCATAGAATTAAATCTACTGAAAAATTGTATTCAGGGTTAGATGCAAATATAGAAAATGAGGTTACTTCTGACTTAGTTGGAGAATATATATTTAATGATGAAGAATTTATAAAAAAACTTTCTACATCACAACCTAACGTTTTTACTAAAATATATGATTATGTTAAACATTTATATAAGACAGTAACTGCTGGTAGTCAAGAAGCAAGAGATTTAGAAAAAGTTAAATATAGATTTGAACAAGCATATAAAGAAAATGTAAAAGATATAAAATTAGATACTAATTTTTCTCTGAGTGAAAATGCTTTACAAGAAGTATCAGATGTCGTTAATCAAACTAGAGAAGATTCAGAGAAAAGTTTAACACAATTTGTAAAATTAAAAGATAATACAATAAAAAGTTTGGTAGATTATGGTGTAAAAGATTTACCAATGCTCGAAAGAAGCGGTCATATAAGAGAAAATATTCTTACAGAAGAACAAGCAAAAAAATTAGGATTTAGTACGAAAAATAAACATTTTCATGGCTTGGGTGTAAAAACATATTTAGAAATAATAAATTCTATGGATAATCCTATAGGAGTTTATCAATATACTAATAATGGAAATTATGATAATAATAATTTTATAGTTGTTACACCAGTAGAAATAAATAAAACAAATTATATTGTACCAGTAGAAATAAATCAAAAAGGACAATATAATCAAGTTGAGATAGATTATAATAAAATAAAAACAGCATATTCAAAAAATAATACTGATTATATACAAAATTTATTAAATCAAGGAAAAATAAAAGAGATATTCAACGGGTCTAATTCCCGCAAAACATCTCTTGATAAATCAAATATACCACAATCTAACAAAAATGTCAAATCAGATATATCTAATAATAGTATATCCAATAATAACAAAAATGATACTAGATATTCTTTAAGCAATAATGATGATATACTTGTAAATTCAAATGGGAAAGAAATAGATATTTCAGATTTAAAAGAAAATATACCTATTACAGATAAATATAAAAGTGATGAAAATTCAAATTATAAAAATGAATATTCTCCTTTAGAAAGTAAAAAAAATAAAACAATTGATGAAAAAGTAGAAAGAGCATTACAAAAAGGAAGTTATAAAGCAATTCAATTTGCTACTAAAACGGCACAGAATTATTTAGATTTTGATTATCAAGAAAAAAAAGATTTCAGAAATAAAATGGAATCTTTTTATAATATGACAAAAGATGATTTAGTAAATGCTAATACTTATAATAGCATAAAAGATATAATAAATGAATATGCAAATAGAGAATGTACATATGTAGATAAAGAAGTAGAAGCAGTAAAAAAACAAATAAGAAATTCAAAAATAAAAGTAACTGATGAACTTAAGAATCAAATAACAGATTATGGAGATTTCAGAAAATCAAATTTTGGTAAATTAAGGCTTGGTAATGAAGGTCAATCAATAGATAGTGTTTATCAAGAATTAAGTAATACATATCCTTATTATTTTAGTAGTGAAATAACTGGAGAAGCGGATATGTTAACAGAAATATCTAACTTTATGAATCAAGATACAACGATAACAGAAAAGTATAGAGTAACAGATAATGATTTGAAAAAAATTACAGATAAAGTATTCAATAGTTTATTGTCTAATTCTATAACAAAAGCAGATTTAAACGAAGTTCAAAAGCAAATTGAAAGCAAAATAGAAAGAAGAACAAGAGCAGTTGTACAACAAGAATTATTAAATGAAATGGGAATAACTCTCAATGATATACAAACAGGAAACGATATAAATGCTATTGCTTATCAACGTACTGACCCAATAAGATTAAATGAAAAGGTATTTGGTTATGAAATAGGTAAAAAAATAAATGATGCAACAATTAATCAAACTAAACATAACACTGCAGAAAAAACAAGATGGTTAAATCAAGAAAGAGAAGATATAAAGAAACTTGGAATAAAAGCAAGAAGTAAAGAATCAGCAGCAGTTCAAAAATATGTTGAAAAATCTTATATAAATGAATATGGAGAAGAAGTAAAATATGGTGATAAAGAATTAGCAAAAGAATTCCCAGATGTTAAAACACAAGAAAAAATAAAATATGCATCAGAAGTATTTAGAAATAAATATGATACATATATAGATCAAATAAACAATGTTCTTACAGATTTAGGATATAATCCTATTCCTAAAAGAAAAGATTATATGAGACACTTTACTGAAATAAGTGACAAATTAAGTCAATGGGGTGTTCCTTTTAATAGAAATGATATGGATTCTGAAAATCTTCCAACAGACATAAATGGTTTAACAGAATTTAATAGACCTGGTAAAAATTGGTTTGCTAGTTCTCTAGAAAGAAAAGGAATGAAAACAACTTATGATGCAATAACAGGTATTGATGGATATCTAGAGGGTGCAGGGAATTTAATATTTCATACAGCAGATATTCAAAGATATAGGACATTAAGTAAATTTATAAGAGAAACATATGGCCAAACACATGGTCTTGATAATGTTGATTCTTTAACTGATGCGGAATTTGAGCAAAGAGTTGCAGATATACAAGATAACAAATTGAGTAAATATGTTGCTTGGTTAGATGAACAGGCAAATGCACTTGCTGGTAAAAAAGGTGCTATTGATAGAGCAGCAGAAAGATTTTTAGGAAGAAGAGTATATACTGCGTTAAATACATTAAAATCCCAAGTTGGTTCTAATATGACAGGATTTAATGTAAGAAGTGCATTAACAAACTTTGCTTCTGCAGTACAAGGTGCTTCAAAAACAAGTAAATTATCATTTGTTAAAGGTACAGTGTCAACCATTAATAATATATTTCATAACGATGGATTAATAAATAAATCTGACTTTTTAACTGCTAGATTTGGTAGTGATACATTATCACAAAAGGCATGGCAAAAAATCAGCAATGCAGGTCAAATTTTTATGAGTGGTTCTGATTATTTTACTTCTAATCAAATTTGGAGAAGTAAATATTTTGAAAACTTGAGTAAAGGAATGAAAGAACAAGAAGCAATATCAAATGCTGATGATTTTTCGGCAAGAATAATGGGAGATAGAAGTCAGGGGTCTACTGCTGAATTATTTAATTCTAAAACTCTTGGATTTTTAACTCAATTTCAATTAGAAGTTAATAACCAATGGTCATCAATGATACATGACAATAAAATGGATATTGAAAGCGGTAATAAATCAGGTGCTGGTGTTGTTTTTCAATTAGGTCAATTATTTGGTGCATCTTATTTATTTAATAGTCTTATGAAATCTTTAACTGGTTCATCTGTTATGTTTGATCCAATAGATATGTTAATGAAAATATTTGATGACGATGATGATAAGTCATTAGAAGAAAAATTTGAAAGTGCTATTGGGGATTTTATGGATAATGTTCCAATGTGGAGTGTTTTTTCAGGAGGAAGAATTCCAATACAAGAAGCAATGACAGGCGCAACATCACTAATAAAAAAACTTACAGGTCAAACAGATTCCTTTGGTAATGAAATTACTTGGGAAGATGTCGGACAGGACTTTTTAGAATCAATGGCATATTATGTTCTTCCAACTGGATATGGTCAATTGCGAAAGACTGTACAAGGGCTAAAAATGTATGATGATGATTTACCTATAGCAGGTAGTTATACAGATAGTGGCAATTTAAGATTTACGGCAGATGATAGCACTACAGGTAAAATAAAATCAGCATTATTTGGTAGATATTCAAGTAAGGAAGCACAAGATTATATAGATAGTGGTTATAAGTCAATAAATAGTTCTAAAATAGATGAAATGATTGATTTAGGTATGAATAGTACAGAATATAGAAACTATAGAAATGGATTGTCAAAGGTTGGAACAAAAACTAAAGATAAAATAGAATATATAAATAATTTAGATGTAAGCAATAAGAAAAAAAGCATAATGGCAAGCAATATACTTAAGAAAAATGTTGATATGTCAAATTATGATAATTATGGTTCATATGAAGAATTTAATTATGCAATGAAAAATCCAGTTGAATATAAACAAATTAATATGATTACAGATTATTCTAATTATCAAAAAATTCAAAAAGAATTAAGCAAAATCAAGAGTGATATTGATAAAAATGGAAATGCAATATCAGGTTCTAGAAAAAAGAAAGTTATTTCATACATTAATTCTTTGAATTTATCGATTGCACAAAAAGCAATGTTAATTAAACAAGAATATCCAAGTTTTACAAAATATGATAAACAAATTTTTAATTATGTAAATGGTCAAGATTTAACATTTATTGAAAAAGCAAGAACTATGAAAAGTCTAGGATTTACACAATTTGATAAGCAAATAATAGCATATGTAAAAAAACATTATCCAAAAGCAACTATGCAAATTGATGTATTAAAAGATTTAGGATTTAAAGTTTATGAATTCAATGGAAAAACTTATGTAAAGAGGTGATAAAATGAAACAAGATTCAAATGGTGTAAGAACAGCACAAGATTTGGAAAGAAAATACGATTTTGCAAGTATTTTAGGTTTAAAGAAAAATGTTGAAACATCCGAAAAAGGTTTAACTAAAGTAGAAAATGAATTATTAAATTTTATGAATTCAACAGTTGGTAATATAAAAGATTTACAATCTCAAATTGATGGCAAAATGACAACTTGGTATTACAATGGACAACCTACTTTAGAAAATTATCCAGTTAACACGTGGGAAGATGAAAAAGAAAATCATATAGGCGATTTATATTATGATAAAGAAACAGGTTATTGTTATATATTTCAAAAAGAAACTGATTTTTCTTGGAAAAAAATTGAAGATAAAGATGTTATAGAATCATTAGCAATTGCAAATAGCGCAAAGGATACTGCTGACAACAAAAGGCAAATATTTATTAAAGAACCAAAAACCCCCTATGATACAGGGGATTTTTGGATTAATAATAATGAAATCTTTATTTGTCAAGTTACACGAAAAACTGGGGATTTTAATTCAAAAGATTGGATTAATAATCTTAAATATACCGATGATACAGTTGCAGAAGCAGTTGATGGTAAATTAACTGTATTAAGTGGGACAGTAACAGAAATAACACAAAACTATGTTAAGTATACAGATTTAGCAACAGGTGGAAGTACAACAATTATAGGTGACAATATCAAAACTGGTTCTATTAAATCAAATAATTATGTTGAGAATCAACAAGGAACAAAAATATCATTACTTGATGGTTCAATTGATTCAAAAAATTTTAAAGTTGATTCACAAGGTAATATTACTGCAACAAATGGTAAATTTTCTGGTGATATTGAAACAAGCAATGCAAATATAAATGGTGGATCAATAAAAATGAAATCAACAATAGGTAGTCCTAAATTTGTTATAACAGATGAAGATGATAATAAAAAATTAAACATATATGACACAGGAATAGAGATTTTAAGTGATTCATCAAATAGAAAAGCACAATTAACAACAGGAGGAGGATTACAATTAGGATTAAATAATAAAAATCTATTATATGGATATTATTCTAATGCTTCTGATATAGGAAATTATGTAGGTCTTTTGATTATAAATGAAAGATATGATAAGCGAGTAGATATAAACCCAAATGGTATATCAGCACCTTCTTTTAATAATAATTCTTTAAAATCTTTAAAGAAAAATATAAATAAATTTGTTGGAGCACTTAACATAATTAAAAATACTGATATATACTCTTACAATTGGAAAAACGAGTTAGATAATTCAAAAAAACACTTCGGAATGATAATAGGTGATGAATATAATACTCCAAATGAATTTATATCAATGACAGGTGATGGAATTGATACATATGCTATGGTTTCAATTTGCTTACAAGCAATAAAAGAGCAACAAGAAGAAATAGAAGTTTTAAAGAATAAATTGGAAGAAATGGAGGCAAAATATGATAAAAATTGATGAAGAAAAAACAATTCATTTAACAAGAGGTGATACTGCAACAATTGTGATTACTGCTCAAAATGATGATGGAAGTGATTATGAATTTCAAAAAGGCGATATCTTAAGATTAAAAGTTATGTCAAAGAAAAATGTTGAAGAAATTGTTCTTACAAAGGATGTTCTAATCGATTTGAATAAGAAAACAATTGATGTTGAATTGTCATCAGATGAAACAAGAATTGGAGATTATATTAATAAACCTGTAACGTATTGGTATGAAATTGAATTAAATCCAGATAATAATTCAACAACAATTATCGGCTACGATGATGATGGACCAAAACAATTCAAATTATATCCTGAAGGAAAGAATGGTGAAAAATGATGAATACTGATAGTTTAACAGGAAAAGTAAGTATAAAAACAAATATCAGTGGAAATGCGCCTGGATTAAAAGGAGAAAGAGGGAATGGAATTAAATCAACTGTATTAAACGATGATTATACATTAACTTTAAATTATACAAATGGTACTTCTGAAACAACCTCATCAATTCGTGGCGCAAAAGGAGAAAAAGGCGATAAAGGTGATAAAGGCGATACTGGTCCACAAGGAGAACAAGGAATTCAGGGTATTCAAGGAATAAAAGGAGAACGAGGACCTCAAGGAATTCAGGGATTAAAAGGTGATATTGGAGAGCAAGGACCGAAGGGAGAGCAAGGAGAAATAGGTCCACAAGGTCCCCAAGGTTTGCAAGGGGAAAAGGGAGACCAAGGTATACAGGGAATCCAAGGCGAACAAGGGCTTCAAGGACCTAAAGGTGATACTGGAGAACAAGGTATACAAGGTGATAAAGGAGAACAGGGAATCCAAGGACCAAAAGGAGAAAAAGGAGAAAAGGGCGATAATGGAATAAGCCCAATAATATCTACTTCTAAAAAAGGAAAAGTTACAACAATAACAATCACTGATTCAACAGGTACTAAAATAGCAACAATAAATGACGGCGCTGATGGTATTGGTGCTGGTGATATGCTTGCAAGTGTATATGACACAAATAATGATGGTATAGTTGATAATTCCGAAAAAGTAAATGGTCACACAGTTAATTCTGATGTACCTTCTAATGCAAAATTTACAGATACAATTTATACACATCCAACAACTTCTGGAAATAAGCATATTCCAAGTGGTGGAAAGTCAGGTCAATTTTTAAAATGGTCTGCTGATGGAACTGCTGTTTGGAGTGAAGATAATAATACTACTTATTCAAAAGCAACAATTGAAAAGGATGGATTGATGTCGTCAACAGATAAAACTAAACTTGATGGAATAAGTGATAGTGCTGATTCTGTTTCTTTTACAAGAAGTCTTACATCAGGAACAAAAGTTGGAACAATAAATATAAATGGTACAAATACTGATTTGTATGCTCCAACGAATACGGATACACATTATTCTTCAAAAAATGTTGTTGGTTCAGCAACTTCAACAACAAATACAACAACAGCATTAACAAACGGGAATGTATATATAAATAGCGTTGAAAATTCAAAGGTTACATCATCAAATAAAATAAGTGGTAGTGGTGCAACAACTGTAACAACTGATGCATCAGGAAATATTATTGTAAAATCATCTAACACTGATGAAAAAGTAAAAATAACAGAATTAGCAACAACAAGTGCTGAATATCCTATATTGTCACAAAGTTCAACAACAACAGGAACACAAACAACAAATGCAAGTAAAGATAGTGATGTTACATTGAATCCAAATACAGGCGTAATTACTGCAAAAGGATTCAAAGGTAATTTAACAGGTAATGCTTCTACTTCAACGAAAGCAACAAACGATTCGGATGGTAATAAAATATCAACAACTTATGCAAAAAAAACATCTATACCGACAAAAACAAGTCAATTGTCAAATGATTCGGGTTTTATTACTGATTCAGGAGATGTAATAACAACAATACAAAATAACATAACAAATTTATTAAAAGCATTAGGTTTATATACTAATACTTATAGCAATACAAAAACATATGCAGTTGGAGATAGGGTTATATATAATCACACTATATACGAATGCAAAACTGCAATAACAAGAGCAGAAAATTTTAATGCAAATAAATGGACTTTAATTCCATTGATAAAATAGGAGGAAAAAATGAAAAAAACTATTGACAGCATACGTGAGTATGCTATGCTTATACATACATACATACATACATACATACATACATACATACATACAAGGCTTACGCCAGAAAGGAGGTTCAATCTAGAACTTCCTTTTGTAAGAAAAGAGGTGACAGATATTTAATATCTGGTCACTTCGGTGATGTTTATGCTTAATCCAAAATTATATGAAGAGGCTTTTCCTATTAATAAGGTAGAAGTCTTTTTTGATGCTTTAGATCATTCTAATTTTTTAGGATTTAAATGGCAACAAGTAGGTAAAGGAAGAGTTCCAGTAGGTTTAGATACATCTGATTCAGATTTTAATACTGTAGGCAAAATGGGTGGAGAAAAAACACATAAATTAACTGTTGCTGAAATGCCTTCGCATTCACATAGTACTGCTGTAACTTATCCTTATGTCGCTGGTGGTAATCATACATGTACACCTAATTCAAATATGGATAGAACTGGAACGGCATGGGATGTTGTTGATAAAACTGGTGGAGATGAATCACATAATAATTTACAACCTTATATAGTAATGGCGTTTTGGAAACGCATAGCATAGATATTAAATATCAAATGAATGATAAATGTAGATTTAATTTATCCGATAGGAAGTATATATTTAAGCTTAAATGATATAAATCCAAATAAAATGTTTGGTGGAACATGGGAAAGAATAAAAGGCAAAACATTAGTTGGTGTTGATGAATCTGACACAGACTTTAAAACTTCTAAATTAACTGGTGGAGAAAAAACACATAAATTAACTATTGCTGAAATGCCAAGTCATACACACGATTGTAAAACCTATGGAAATGGTGGTGTTTCAACAAAAGGTGGAGGTTTATGGGGTGTAACAGACGCATATGGAGAAGCAACAAATCAGTATCCATCAATTTACAAAACTGGTGGTGATCAAGCACATAATAATATGCAACCATATTATACATGTTTTATTTGGTATCGTACGGCTTAATTCTAGAAAAAAATATGAAAATAAATGAAAAATTGTTAGAACCAACAATTTTATATGATGGTGGAACAACAGGAACAAATGAGTCTTTTGAATTAAAAGATAGTTGGAAGAATTATAAATATATAGAATTGTTTTATACACGTGCTGAGTACGAAATTCAAAGTACAAAAGCACCAACAGATTTAGTAAAAGATAATGCTTTATCTGTGAATGCTGTATGTTGCTTTTATGGTTATGGTACTGGATTTTTTATTGGATGGAAACAATTCATTTTTTCTGTTACAAATCCAACAAAAGTAACTATTAAATATGGTAATGGTTATGTTACAAATTCTGGTCAATCATTTTGTACAAATACAGAAAATACAATTAAAATTTTAAGGGTTATAGGTTATAAATAATTGTTTTAAAAATAGGAGGTAAATATATGGAACAATTTATAGAAAAAATAACAAACATAAGTGAACCAAAAACAATATTTTTAACATGTGGTTTATTTATTTTTGCTGATGTACTTACAGGGTACTTGAAAGCATTTAAAAATAAGAAAGTAAATTCGTCGATAAGTCGAGATGGATATATAAAGAAAATAGGATGGGTAATTTCTATTCTTGTAGGTTTTTTAGTAGATATGCTAGTTCAAGTAAATATTTTCTTAATAGGTAGTGCAGTTGTTTGTATAACAACAGAAGCAATATCATTTTATGAAAATTTAGGAGAATTAGGTATAAATCTACCTTTTAAAAAGTATTTTGAAAAATTATCAAATAAGGAGGAATAAAATATGTATATAATAGAAACAAATTTAAAATTTCATTCAATGACAAAAAGGAGTTCAACAGAAAGAATAATTTTACATCACAGTGCTTGTTCAAGTTGTACAGCAGAACAAATTCACCAATGGCATCTTAACAACGGATGGGAAGGTGCAGGATATCATTTCCTTGTAAGAAAAGATGGTCAAATTTACAGATTAAGACCAGAAGCATTTGTTGGTGCTCATGCATATGGAAGTAATTATAATTCAATAGGTATATGTGCAGAAGGTAATTTTGAAAATGAAATAATGTCAGAAGCACAGAAAAATAGTTTAATTGAATTAGTATCTTATTTAAAAGGAAAATATGGAATAAGTAAAGTACTAAAACATTCAGATGTTAATAATACTGCTTGTCCAGGAAAGAATTATCCGTTCGATGAAATAGTAAATGGAGCAACACAAAGTACAGAAACAAGAGCAATAGGAAATGTAGCAGACTTTCAGAGTTGGTTAAATAGTACTTATAGTTACAAATTAGCAGTTGATAACATATTTGGTGCTGATAGCAAAAAACATTCAATTATGGCACTTCAAACTGAGTTTAACAAGCAATTAGGCTCAAGATTATCAATCGATGGTATTTTTGGCAATGCTACTAAAGGTGCTTGTCCAGTATTAAGAAGTGGTATGAGTGGTAATATTACTAAATTAGTACAATTTATGTTAATTGCAAAAGGTTATAGTGTTGGTTCATATGGTGCAGATGGAATATATGGCAATGCAACTATAAATGCAATAAAAAGTTTTCAATCTAACAATGGTTTATCTGTTGATGGATTATGCGGTAAAAATACTTTTGAAAAATTATTTAAATAAAAAAATGCACAATCATTGTGCAAAAAGTCCACTTAAAACCGGAAAATGCACAAAAAAGTCCGATTATTGTGCAAAATTAAGACCTATCGAAAGATAGGTTCTTTTTTTGTGGAAAAAATGAAACCAAATTTAAACCAACATACCCTTATTTTTAGGGTAAATTGATATCCTTAAAGTCCCATAAAATAAAGAAAAAACACTTTCTTTCTAATTTCCCTCTCACTCCGCCATTAATGAAATTAATCCCGTTCGAGGGATTTTTTTATTGCAAATATATATGAATTTCTATTCATATATTATTGACTTATGAATAATGTAGTAGTACAATATATATGAATAAAAATTCATATGAAAGGAAATTTTT